AACTATATAAAATTAAAGAAAATAAATAATTTTGAGTGTACACGCATGCCGGTGTACTGGGCTTCAATTTCCTTAAATTGAAAAATTTGGGGTTCTATGATCTACTGTCCCTGGCGTTGTCGTAACCCGGACGAATGATCTTAGGAAGTGATGCCCTGATCTTGGGCTTTCGTTGGAATTGTGGAATTCCATCTGGTTGTGTAGGTGCAAGTGCTTCAGTAGCGGTGCGCCATGGTGTTCCACCATAAACGTTTAGCTGAAAGTCAGAAGCGCATGCCTCATACACTACAATTTCTACGTCCGACGCCACTGTGTTAGTCGAACGCAATGCATTTTGAACAAAAATCCTCAATCTGCCAATAGCGTACTGGGGTTCAGTTGAATCCGCGCCAAGATACGCTACGCGATGTTGAGGTAATGGTGAAAGGTAAGGAAGATGTAAAGCAACAGTTGCTCGACCTTCGGATAAATCCAATGTCGAAAAATATGATTGTGTTGCATCTTGATAAGTCATGTCTTCCAAACCAGTAGAATATGACAGCAATAACTGTCCTCGGTGCATTTGAGTGGCATGAACATCTAACATTATGATTCTGCCTCCTGTCCAAAAGTTGAACATTCTACTCATTTCACTATGCACTCCGAAAAGATTCGCCGGATTTGTTGGTGAATTCAAATATTCTGCTATCACGGTGCCCGCTTCATGCGAAGCCAGCCACTCAACTCGGTCTACGAGCGATTTGGTGTTCTGCAATAAATTGTAAATGTCCGTTTCTGGCTCCGATGTTCCGAAGCATTCCTTGTCTGGCAGCGTCATCCCGTTGTGGTTAACGGTTGTGAATCGTTCTGTCAATACTGGCAAGTCACATGCGATGCTGAACGGTCTCCGCCTTTGTTGTACAAGCTGATTTTGTTCAGTGATCATGTGAGCGTCAAGCTCTAAACCCATCTCTGACATTTTCTCAACTATAGGCAGCGTGTTCTCAATGGCACGGCCGATGAATTGCAACATTCCCGATTGTTGTTGTGTAATCGGATACGTGGCATCATATTCTGTGAGTTCATTTATCACGGATGATGGAGTTAAAGGCACTCTTTCATACATAGTAGGAAATGCAAGCGATCGCGGTGTTCCGAGAAAGACGCCCATGTGGAAATCGTCTCCTACTGATATATCGACATTCAACAAGACGTAATCGTCCTGATTGCTGTGGTTATAGATTGTAACCGCCAGTTGATCGAGAATAGGAAACTTGGTTCCAGCTGCATATACGGTCGGCGATGTGAAAAAGGGCTGCGTCCAAGGGATGGTGACCATTCCCATTGATGTATGATCGAACGTCTGGAGTCCGCAGTTGGCAGGATTTTGGGGCTTCAAATTTGCTGAAACCGGATTAAAACTGATCTTGCCATAGAAGTCCTTGTTAGTTCCTTCCATCGAAAAACGCAAGTTCACGCTTCCT